AAATCCAGTTGCTGAAATCATTCAGCGACATGGGTTCGTACTCTGGACGATCTGCCTGACTGGGCTGCTTCAGGCTCGCCGTATCAATGTTCTGATAATTGGGAACCTTGGGCTGCGAGTCCTTCTTCTTTTTCTTCTTCTCTGCCATACTAATTCTCCTGCGCTTGCCAAGCATTCATGTAAGCTTGTGCCGCAATTCTTCTGAGTTTCATTTCCCCACTGATGGAAACAATCTTGATCTGTAATTCGTAGAAGTGTCTTAGGTCGAAAAGTGGGATCTTCTTTCGAACCCATGATGCTCTTGTGGGCAGCGTAAACGGCAGCTCTGCCGGTAAAGTAAATAAATCGCTTGTGAAATTATAGCTACGCAGCCGCACCGTCTCCTCACCATCGAGGACGGCATAGACTTCAAGAGTGCCATTGCTCTGCGTCAACTCCACCTCCAGATACCACCCCATCTTGGTGGACAAGGGATCACCGAATGTCATTGCCCTCGTCAGGATGGTTGAAGTCGTGTCAAACCCAGGTGGGAAAGTGAAGGGAAGCTCAAGGGGCAGGGTTAGTGAGGCGAGCCCATCCTTGTAGTCGAGATCTGGCTCGACCTGATCCTCGCGCAGGTAGTCAAGCCACTCGCGAACGTCACCAGTGGAGCACCCCATTAAAACACGGGTCGTGCCCTCAAATGGCTGCTCGATGAATGACAGGGCATCCCATCCCCGGAACACGGCAAAGCCTCCAGTCAGGTAATGATAGGCAAGGACAGTGTCGGGCGTGTCGCTATTAACCGGAACTGAAAGCAGGTAGTAACTGTTGTAGCAAATCGCCGCGCTCTTGTGCGCGTGCTCCCAGCGGATGCGCTCAATGACATCCTGCACTGGCTGCGATGTCGGGATGGGAATCATGTTGTTGCTGGTCGCCAGTTGCTTCTGGACGCTCATGACTCCATTGCGCGACAAGAACCACATGTCCTGCCCCACTTGGCACGCGCTCCGGCGGGCCACACAGCCAACGCTATTATCAATCTTCTTGATGACCATATTGGCCACAGAAGTTAGCGGGTTCGCTTCGATCAGGTGGACGCTCTGGCGACAGAAGACAACGATAATGCTGTCCTGCCATGACTCCACTGCAATCACAGGATCACCCTTGCCCCCGCCAATGCGGATGACATCGTTCACCATATCCCACGTCTCCCCGTCAAGGAAGTCGGAGAAGTAGATTGCGTCAGGGATTGCGGCTACCCCGGATGCCACTAGCCTGCCCGTGTGGGACTCAAGGATGGTCGCCACCGGGCTGTCCGCTATAGTAAAGACAGAGCCATCGTATTGCCTTATGCCGGTCTTAGTGGAGTCAGTCCAGTAAATGAGGTCCGTTAGTTGGACAACATCTATTGGTTCGTTATGGTCGGTAATGTCAGCCGCGAAATACGGTTGCCATGCCAACCCATCGAAGTAATAGGCGCTGCCGCCGGCAAATGCCACAAGTCTATCCAGGGCAACGGTGTCGAAGTAGAGCAGGTTCTGTATCGAGATGCTTGACCCTGCCACGAAACCGCTATATATGTTCCTGGTGCCCCTGCGCTTGCGCACCTCTCCACTAATAAGGATAATGACATTCTCAAGCAATGATGCCTGATTTGGTTGGAGCAGGGCTGCTCTCGTGAACGAGTTCTGCCCCCCGGAGAACGTCTCGCACGCATCCGTAATGATGTTATCGTCAAGAACGTCTATTGAGAGTGTCGGCATTTACCAGTTGCTCTTGCTGCAAGTGTCTGGACCTTCCCATGGCCAATCATAGATGGTTGGGATAATGCGCGGGTTGCTTGCGCTCTGCTCGCGCTCAAGGCGAATAGCCATATCCATCAGGCCTGCCACCTCTAGCGACTTAGCCTGCGCCTTGCCATACTGGCGCTCTCCCTCGCGCATGTCGCTAATCGCGGCAGCGAGGAGCATGTTGTCAATGCCCTCTATTTCGGTAGAGTCGCTGTCGTAGACAAGATCTTTGTAACGCTTCTTGTAGAGTGCCAGCATCTCGCCGGGGTTCTGCGGGGTGCTATGGAAATGAATGCGTTGATGCCTGCGGAATGTTTCCTCGCGAGGCAGCGTCATCAGCGGAGTGCCGAGATCATCTCGAACCACCAAGTCATAGGACTGCGAGTCCTTGCTGAGAGACGACACAAAATCATAGGAGTATGACGATGTGACTTGCCCTGTGCCCGATGTCATGACTACCTCGGACTGATCCACGTTGCCAAGTGTACCGCGAATGGTTACGCCGAAGCTTGACCCAATGCCGGTGCTGGTGAAGATAAGCGACCTGCCCCCTGGATTCTGCGGGAGCCCGGAGGACGAGATGCAACTAAAGGAGAGAGGATCGCCGACGGTATTGAAGAGGTTGGGGTCAATGAAGAATACCGTGCCCATCTCCTCATTTGTTAGCGTTGTCATGTTTCCCCAGCGAAGCGCAATAACCTTGCCAACCACTGCGGGCATGATGAGCACCTGATCAACTAGCCCATCGAAGATAAACTCGCCATTCTCATCAATTAGTGGCTCCCCAAACTCGTTGACAATCTGGGTGCCCTGCATTGTGAGAATATCCATGGTGTCCCGCCAGGCGCGTGAGTCCCAGATAATCTGGTAGCGGCTGCGAATGTATTTGCGTGCCTCTGCGCGAGATTCATCGTCATTGCGATGAACCTTGGTGCAGACCAAATCTACCAGTTCTCCGAGGGTCATGTTAGACCTTTATTTCCTGAACAACCAGAGTGGATCGCGAGGTTCCCCCAAAAAATCGCGAGGCGGTACTCCCGTTCATGCGAATAGTTGCCGCGCTGCCAGCACCAACGCGAATCTTGTACGTCACCGCACTTGCCGTTGCGGGTGAATCCATATACACAATGCTCATCGCTCTTGCGAAATTTGCCGTATCTTCTGTTTCCATGCGTGACGCCAGAGCGTTTACGATAGAGTCTCTAAACAGAGCGGCACATAAGGTGACTATCGATGAGGATGATCCCTGCCCCTCAAACCTTACCAGGATCGTGCTGGTTGCAAAACGCGGCGTAATAGTGGCGGAAAGAATCTCCGTCCCCTCAGTGTTCTGGGGGACTGTGTCATCAACCGGTAGAACGGTCGTCAGGTTCGTGTTCGCTGTGTACTCCGAATAAGCTGTCTGAACCACAGTCCCCGGCTGAATCAGCGCAGCATAGATCTGCTGGATGGTGATCTTCTTGAAAGACCCGCCATCGTTGATGAGAATCTCGTCGCTAAGCGCAGCAGGATCTTTGAGGGTCTGTGAGCTGATTGAGGTCGTCTCAAAGACAGCATTATTGACATGCTCATTGAGGTTCGCCCCGTTTACTACATTGTTAGGGGACGTATCCGAGTAGGTGTGCCCCGCTGTTAAGTATGTTCCCATAATTATTCCTTCGGGCTCTCTGAACCCTTTGTCTCTAGTCTGTCGCGGAACCAGAACCCAAGAACCATCGACACGATGGCCATAAAGGTATCCCCGCTGATTGACCCAACGATAAAGCCCCAAAGGACTCCGGCCGCAAAGGCGAGGGTCACAGCGGGCCTGACCACTGAATTGATTGTCTCTACTGTGTTCATTGTATAATGCCTGACCTCACGCTGTTCGCTGGCGAGATTGGGTATGCTCCCCTTGTTGCTAATGGGGTTGCGCTTGCTGGCGCAGACAGGACAGTTTCATTCAGCCCCGTTGCTGCATCTCTTGCCTTGACGCGATATGTATACGTCGTCCCAGTGGTTAACCCCGTGTCAATGTAAGTCGAGGACGACTGCCACGCTGAATCTGTGCCTCCAGCGTTCCCACTGGTTTCATCAAAGAAGTACTGCACAGGTGGACTGGTGGCATCCGTTGCCGTAGTTGCCGTCATGCTCACCGATGTGAGGGTGTCTGCGAAAGGGGCAACCAAGAATGTCATTGGGCTTGGCGTAGGGGGCGTAATGTCCTGCGTGGAGTTGTTAGTGACGCCCTGTGTAGTGAAGTTCGCCATGTCGTTCCCTGCTGCCGTATCCTCGATGCCGTTCCCGGGCTGGACGTAAGTCCTTGTCACCGTCTCACCAATTCCAATAACGCGAGACAGGCTGAAGACCACAGAGGCTGTGCCGCTGCCACTAGCAACCCCGGTTACAGTAACAGCGCCACCTGCTGGAGCAGAAAGCGTCAGGCCATTAGCCGTGTTTGCGTTTACGGTCTCATCAAAGTTAAGGGTCAACTGCGTGCCCGCCGTATTGATGGTTGCACTGGTAATTGTGGGAGGAGTCGAGTCTGGGCTTCCTCCAGTTATGACTGCCTTAAGCGGGTGAGGGTAGGTGAATTTTACATAGGGAGTATTGTTTGACCCGGGGACTCCCGGCTTGGCACCAGCGTTGACGAAATAGTCACGGTTCAACTGGCATTGGCTGCTCCAGTTAGAAACAACGCCCACCGATGATCCGGCCCCACCAGTGTTGTTCCAGACATATATGGGGTCGGATACGTGACTGTTCCAGTATCCTCTCCCCGGAGCCCGATCTATTGGGTATGATCCGACAGGGTCTCGGGAATCGTCTCCGATTTGTAATAGGCTTGGGGTGCCAAACCCGGTATTCTGGTTTGAAACCGGATTATTGTCGGTGAAGAGCACCGTAGCTGCACGTAGCCAGAAGTATCTGTTGAAATTCCGGTTGTTGACCGTGTTGATGAAGGCGTTCTCGTAGAGTTCGCAGTGTCGCCCTCCAGTTGGGGAGGTAAACCCGTGGGTCTGCCAACTAGTGCCGTTCATGGTGGACTTGCGAACCACTAAACGCCCATTATTATCCACATCCGCCTGCCCCCAGATGTAGAGGTGGCAATCCTCGAAGTAGACATTCACGAGACCACCGGAGTCGAGTGTGCCCATGGTCGATTGTGACGTCCAGGCCCTTGGGGAGGAGATGTGAATTCCTGCCCCGGACATGCCGTCACCCCCGCCCCCTGCGTGCCCTGGGGGCACCTGCGAGCCGTCAAATAGCGTGTTCCAAATAACAGCCCCCTGGGAGTCGATGGACAAAAATGATGCTTGACTGGAGGTGACACTTTGCCGCTCGTTGCCCACGATGTGACAGTCGAACAATAGCGGTGGCTTGGTTCCGCTCCCGCTGAAGTGCACGTATCCCCAGATGCCGGAAGCTTGACCACCTTGGTCTGCGGAAGAGGGTGGCGTAAACTTAATCCCCCCTACTCCGCAATGGAAGTCATTGCCACTCGTCATATCAATCGCAAACCCAGTGGTCCCGGTATATCTGATCGTGACGTTACGCACCGTGGCGGTCGTGGGGACACTTGTCGGAGTGTAGTTCTGTGCGCGGATAATGAGACGCTTCCCTTGTAGGTTGAGCGGGTGGTCCCACGTAACATTGCCATTGGGGATTAGGATAGTGTCACCGCTAACAGTCGCAGCCTCGGCTATCTTATTCTCCACATCAGTCTCAGATGCAGAGAGTGCAATACGATCTGTCGCCTGCGCCCTGACGCAGAGAAGCAATGATAGAATCAGGAGAGCCTTTTTCAATTGGCAGCAAAACTAACCAAGTTGAATGTCCATTTGTTATCTATCGGCCAATCGCAGGCCGCTGACTGAGTAGACAGGTTCACGGTGTTATACCACGTCCACGTATTGCCAAACTGAGCAACTGGCGCATCCGTGGCGGCAGACCCGCCTATTAATCTGTTTGTAATGCCAGTGGAATTGTATGCACCCCACAATGCAATATTCAGCCTGAATGTGCCGCTATTGGTGACGGTCCCTGAGTTTACAGTGCCAGATCCAGGGTTGCTGTCAGCCCCGTTTGGACCTTCAGCGACTTGTGTTGCAGTGCCACCGTAGTCGAACTCTTCCGCAATAACCTTACAGAATGTAGGTGATCCAGTCCATGTTAAGGAGATGGATGTGCCTCCCCCGGTAGCGGACAATCTATAAAAACACTGTGAATGCAGATCATTGGAGGCTTGATCCCGCTTCGTCAAAGCCGTCAGGGCTCCACCATTCTCGGTAACGGCAGTGGGGTTGCCGGTCCCCTCCCACTTTACCCAGACCACCACAAGGTTGCCCGCAGTTACGCTGGAACTCATTGTGACGCTAGTCACGCTGCCCGCGTCGTTCGTGCCGGTATCCTCGTTGATAAACGTGAAGGCAGAGGCTGCACCTCCACCAGAGGCATGACTGCCCTTGCCGGGACTTGCCATCCACATCCCGGCATAAGCACAGGATGCCAATACTAGGAATGCCAGGATTCGTTTCATTATTGGGTAACTCCGTATTCCAATTCTGCTGCAATCACGGTTGAGTTTACGGTGGAAGCGTCAGACGCATCATCACCGTCACGATTGATTCTAATGATCGCCATATGACCGGGCGTCAGGGCTGCGCCCCATCCCGTCAGCGTGGTCTGTGAGGAGACTTCAATGTCTCCGCTAACTCCAGAACCATCAGCCGAAATGTTCACGTCAATCTTGGTAGCCGGTGTTCCCGTGGCGGAAGCTGAGCCAGCCACGTCAAGGACTTGACATGAATATTGACGGGTGCTTGTGTCAGCACCAATCAAGTCAATGATCCTGATCTTGGGATCGACCGCAGTATCCCAGTCTGCTGGGACGATGATGCGAAACTCCATCCAATTGATGGCTTCGTCAGCGGCGTTATCGAAGGTGCCCAACCCATAGCCAAGCGTAGTACTGACCGTTCCGATGGTGCATTTAGTTCCGTCCACGCGAAGCGGGGAGGTGAACTGCGGATATGACTTCATCTTGATGACGTTAGAGGCCGAATCGATTGTCTTGGTGGTCAGTGTCTGTGATCCAGAGATGGTCGCCACGTCAACGCCGCCCTGCTGGAGTGTACCAGTTGACACATTAAACACACCGCTGGAGAGGGTGAGAACTGGGTCAGTGCCAGACAGATTGAACGTCCAGATGTTGCTGGCGTTGCCGCCCGCGCCCCATGTAGTTGCCTCAACCTCAGTTGAGTCGAAACCAAACGCCGGGTCTCCAGCCGCGCCTGTGGGGTTGGTGATGTCAATCCCTGGCTTGGCGCCATCCTCCGCGAGAGTGCGGGAAGCCACGAATACTCCTGAGGCGTTGTTTGCGAAGAACCCTGCCGCAGCAGAGTCGATCACGTCGATCTTGCCGTCGTCGTCTGCGTCTCCAATATGGAGCTGATCATAGATGGCATTCTTGGAGGGAGCGATTGTGGTAACGCCATTGAATGCGCTTGAGTATGCCGTGTCAGAGATGTAGAAAAGCCCAACGTCACTCGCGAGGATCTTCTTGGATGTTCCGTTGGCACTCTGTGACGTGTCACTGATATCAGTGACCGCGAAGAGATCTCCCGCCGCTAAGTTGTTACCAAGTGCTGTTAAGCTGGAAAACGGAGCATCAGCAGCGCGAACGCTCACTGACCCCGCGATCAGCAGTGTGAGGATTGGTTTAGTTAGTTTCATTGTTGCTGTAGTTTTGATGCTGCGTCCTGCTGAAGCAGGAATGTCCCGTCTTGTTGTAAGAAGTTGCCAGTTGAGGCGAATTCCTTCTGGAATTTAGATGATCCGTCTTGCTGGAAGAGGGCGAACCCATCTTCCTGTGTGATGTTCCCCGCTCCCCCCACCGCTGGCGAACTACCAAACGAGTAGGAGTTAATTATGATTACCTGCGCTATGAGTAACTCGATCATCTGGTTCCAATTATGGTTACCTTGAGTCCCGATGCGCCCGCCGCCCCCAATGAGTCTATATCGATACTGATCTCAGAGTCATCGGCCAGGGTGGAATCAGTTATAGTGGCGGGGGTGCCACCAACACTGGTCCGAGTTCCGTTGGGAATGGTTAGCTTGGTGCCCAGAATGGAGTTGGCAGACCCGTTCTCATTGATATCGACCGTGACAACCGTCCCGCTGGGCTGAGATGCCGTTAGGGACGCCTTCACTGAGGTAACCGTCATAGCATAGGGCATCCTGAATGTAACCTTTCCGTTCCCGGTGGTCAGTTGGGTAAGCTCGTCACTTGCGGCAATAACTATCTCCGCAGGGAGGGTGTTGTTGGCGTTGGTTAGATCCTTATTCTGCATCGTCTGTGTAGATGTGGCAGAATCCACGTATGCCGGGGTTGCTCCAGCAGTAAGCACATATCCAGTTGTTCCAGCAGCTAGCCGCACATAGTCAGTGCCGTTGTAGTAGAGAATATCTCCCGCCGCATCGGAACCCATTGCAATCATCGCGCCCGTCACAACGTTATTCGCTATGGTTAGAGCAGTAGCACCCGAACTGTTCAGGGTGCCCGTTACGTTACCCGTAAAGGTGTCGCCACTTAGCGAGAATGTGCCAGAGCGATCTGGCAAACTCCATGTCTTGTCAGAACTGGCTATGTCTGCCGCCGAGATGTAACCCTCAAAAGCGTTGGCCGTAGCGCCCTCAAAGATTAGGCCAGATTGCCCAAACCTAACCTCATTCGCGCCAAGCGTATGGTCGCCGGAAAGTGCCGCCGTTGTATCTAGCGAAACTGTCTTGGTGAACCCTTCGCCTGCCGCGCCGCTTACTGCGATGCCAAGTCCTGCCGCAGTCTCTGCCTGATAGTTTCCGGTTGTGTCGGTGCCCAGCGCAACGCTGTCTGCCTTGACTGTCGCTGTTACTGTTGCCGGGGAGCCCGTCGAGGCGAAGTTGATATCGCCACCATCATCGAAGTTGGGGTCAACGATGGCTGCGCCATCCACACTAACAGCATCTCCAGACCCTGCAGGGAGCAGGTTAAGCTTGACCTTCTTGTGCAAGCCTGTGCTCGCGTCAAAGGTCATTACATAGTCTGCAGCCGCATCGGGTGCCGGATCGTTCGTCAGGTCGTTAATGGTGTTGGGGTCGCCCCAGACCGTGTAGACGCCACTACCTTCGTGCCGCCACTTCATGTAGATGGTTGACGTTGGACCAAGGGCGAAGGTCGTGCGAGCCAAGCCACCGAGAGCATCACTCTTGGATGACGGGATGGTCATCGTGTGAGCGACTGCGTCCGAGTTAGTCAACTGCATCCCGAAAATGGAGCCCGCCGCCGGTGTTGCGCTAAAGGTGAATGTGCTGTCCACGGCTACGCTCTTAGTGTTATTCATCTCGCTTGTGTCTATAGCCAAGGCACCCATCGATGCGTCGGCGTAAGCGATGCCGTTATTCAGGGTGAGAGTTCCTGAGATGGTGGGGGAGGTAAGAGTTGGGGACTGGTCGAAGAGGACGCGTCCGCCACTCGCTGAGCCAATCTCGTCGGATATTACGCTGGCAAGCTGAGCACTTGATGTCGCGGCAAAGAAGCTAAGTGTGTCGGTTGAGTTAGGCACCGCACTTCCGCTTTCCTGTAATGTTACTGGATTAAACGTTCCGTTATAGGTAAGAATCTCAGAAGCATCCACGAGGAGGGTCATGTCCGTTCCGGCTGGGGATGACTCCCATGCAATGGCCTCGTTGTTCGCAAGACGCAACACACCAGAGTCTGCCGGATCACCCGCACTGCTCTGGAAGATGGGAGAGGTAACCGATGATGCGGAAGCTGCGCCAAGCTGTGGGCCAATGAATGTGGGGGCGTTGGCGAAGACTGCTGATCCCGTGCCCGTCTCGTCGGATAAACCTGCAGCAAGTCCCGCAGAATTGGTTACAGTGCCTATCACGCCTGATGCCGCAGTGATGATGCCCGTGCCAGTGTAGTTGGTTATGTGCTTGCCGGTGGTTCCGTTGAAGAGTGTTATCTGCTGGTTTGTGCTGCTGGCTATGTCAGAGATGGTGTCGCCACCCCCGCCACCACCCGAGAGGTTAAGGCTTACTGAGCCAGATCCGTTGTCGGTTAATGACCCGTTGGTTACGCGAATCTCAGTGACGCTGGATACTGTGGGTGCGGAGTCTTCCTCCTTGACGCTGATTGCGCCAGGGGCGGTTGCCCACACGCCATCACCACGGAGGACCGTGGAAGATGATGGGGTTCCTGTAACCCCCAAGGCAGACGAAAACTCGCTAATGGTGTCAATGTCTGCGGTCGCGCCAGAGATTTGGCCGTAGAGCCCATTGGTGTAACCAGACACATCAGCATTCATTCCGCCGCGTGCGAGGGCGAGCGTGCCAGATGTGATGTTTGCTGCATTAATACCACTGCCTACCTTGGAGCCCGTGAGGGAGCCATCCGCCAAGTCATCAAGGTCAGCATCGTATGCCTGAACGTTAGTGCCGGGGACCAGGCCAAGGGTGATCTGTGCTGCGCCAGCCGATGAGGCTGTTAGCAGGCTTCTGCCAAATAATTGAGTAGAAAGAGCTGCGATGTCAGTCAGGTCCTGGTCTAATGACTGCTTGGCATCCAGTGCTGCCTGAAGGTCAGTCTGGCTTGAGAGTGTTCCCGTGATAGAGCCCCACGTCCCACCACCACCGCCTGATCCTATTGTCAGTCGGGCCACACCGCCGCCCTGGTCACTTAACGTACCGTTGGTGACCTCAAGGACGTTAAATGGGACTGAAGGGGAACCGTCTATCTCCTGAATCGTAACCGATGCTGAACCGGCACCAATCGCAGCCAGGAACGCGCTAGCATCGAGGTAGGAAACTGTGTTGTCAGCATTAATGCGCGCGAACGTCACTGCATTCGGGCTCGCGGTAGTTATCCAGTTGCGCCCGAGAATGCTCGCATCAACGATCTTGGATGCCGTGATCTGCCTAATGGCAGAAGCGGGGGCGCTTTTGCTCGCGCCGTTCTGAATGATGCGCACCTTGTCGTTGTCACTAACAGTGCTGGTAACAGGCAGGTTGGATTCGTTTATTTGCGGAGCCGCTATGGCCGGGATGCACCCAATTAGCGCGACGAGTAGTGAGAAAATTCTTTTCATTGATAATTACGGATCATGTCTTGAAAGTGTGGGTACTGATAATGTCTTATTTCTAGACCCAAGTGCAGAAGTCCATTCCACGAAGTCCTCCCTGCTTAGGGATGTCGTTTTAAGGCGAGACGCATCAGCATCAACCGCCCTTAGCCTATCCCATATCTTTTGCCGGTCTTCCGTGGAGAGGAGCATTTGGCTGGCGAGCGCATCCGCTCTGGACTTCATAGAGTCCATAGCCCAATCAGTCTTGTCCTGCCTGCCTTCTATCAAGCTCAGCTTGGCCAGGATAACGTTGTACTGAGCCGGGAGTTCCTTCATTGGGCCAAACCACATGCCTAACTGCATGCAGAACGTGAGCACTGCAAAGACTGCTCCAGAAATGCCAATCCACGCTGCGGCGGACTTGGTAAATTCACTGAGCGTCTTAGATGGTTCATTCATCTGGAAACCAGGACTGAAACAGCAAAGAAGACTGCCCCAATCATAACAATGCCCAACCCTATTACTACCCCGCAAGACACATAGAGCGCCTTCACAAGGCCATCTATCCTGTCAAGCGTCTCCCCGTGCTGCTTCTCTGACATCTTGACCAACTGGGGGTCTGCCGTCTTGATTATGTTGCACATTCTCTGATCAAGGGCTTTCTCTACGGTGTCTCTAAAGGCTAGCAGCCAGTATTCGGGTGCCTTTTCCCCAGACTTTTCATCCGTGCCCACGTCACGAGTACTTCTCGATAATAATGTTATAAACCATTCCACTGGCCGTATGCGTCAGCGCCGTGGTTGTGACGCCTGCGACATAGATTTTACCATCCACTGATGCGAACGGGATATCACAGGCGACATACGTGACGCGATTCGCGCCGAAGTCGAAGCCTGCCGCGATAGCGACTGTGCCCAGATACGATATTGCGTCAGCGTCAGAGGGGGCAGGGACTACGTTGAATGCGCCAAAGGAGACGTTGGTATTGAAGAAATACAGCGAGCCAGCCTCGCCTCCGTCGTCTTTATCTATGGCGATGACGCCCTTAATCCTGCCGCTGTAAAATTTGCCCGGCACTAAGGTGGTGGTAAATAGCGTGTCGTTTGCCGCGTAGGCATTAGTGTCAAGAACTGGCGTTACCTGACAAAACTGAATCTCATTCTTTAGTTCACTCATGTTAACTTTCTCGCGTGTGCGTATACTTTCTGAAGTTGCTTCTTGCTGTACCCGGACCTAAAGCGAGATCCTTCCCTCTCTTCCTTCCGGTAGTATTGTTTTAGAATATTGGCATCAAAGGCATCTGCTGCCGATGGCTGTGATCCGAAGACCAGCAAGCTGTCAGGGATAAACTTCGATCTCTTGAAAACAGCGCCGTCTATGACAACGTCTTTATTTCTGTCCTCAACGGAGCGATGTAGTTCCACCTTCCCGCCTGCGGCGGAGGTATATTCGTATAACGGCATTAGTAAATTGAGAGCCGGGGGCTTTCGCCCCCAGCTTCTCAAAGTTAATCCTAGCTGTATTGTGACAGGGAACGAACAGCGATCACCCACGCGCTGTTAAGAACAGCGGCGTTGTAGAACGCTTTCCATCCGACAGAGATGAACTGATTCAGTCCATCAGACTTGTCGGGTCCATCACAGATCATCACCTTGGGAGACATTGGCGATTGCCCGTCGAGAGCAACAACGCCAAAACCTTCTTTGCCGGTGAAGATTGTCAGGTAGATCTGGTCGGCGGGGACAATCGTGGTGTCACGAGTGCCTTCCGTCGCGTCTTCCGACCACACGTTCGTGGTCATGACATAGCGAACGCCATCGAGACTGCCGATTTCGTACTTGAACAGGTTGTTCACGCTGTCTTTGTACTTATTCGGGTCCAGCCAGCGAGCGTCTATGCGCAGGTCGCGAGCGACTTGCGGTCCGACGATGCCAACGAATCCTCCGTCGATACGGGGAGCCAGATTGATCACCAGATTGGTGACTGCATCCAGTCCGTCCGTAGCGACGAATTTACCGGTAGACTGCGTCAACGCGGCCAAAGCAGCGTAGTTCGCAGCGCCACCGCTATAACGCTTGGTAGCGCCAGTGGTAGCATGAGCCAGCACTGCGAGCGTCACGTCGTCAGCCTTCAGCGCACAGTCTTCACCGAGCAGCTGAATGCCGTCGTCCATAACGTCCGTCAATGCGGTCCATCCGAGGATGTCCGTAAAGCGAGCGAGTTCGCCCAATTGGATGAGATCCACATCAACCGGTGTGTATGTCAGGTCGGTGTAGGTCGCCAAGGGGGTGCCTTCCGTAAGCGTTTGCACGTTAGCGGACGCAGCCGTAACGCGACGGAAAAACCTAATTGTTTTAGAACCCAAACCCTTCGGGAGTGGGGCTTTCTTCGCAAACTGATTCAGCACGAGGGTATTTTCCGCGTGCATGAGCAGCTTCTTAGAATAGAACCGCTGAAACTGGTTGCTCAGCGATGTAGTTGTATTGATTGCCATTAACTGAAATAGGCTTCGTCAGCCTCACGGCCCTTACGGCGGATGTACTCACCCGCCTCCTTAAGGTCCATGTCCTCGAATCTCTTCTCGGTTGTTCTCTTATGGGCTTTGTTACCGCCACCCACTTCGAGGAGACTGTTCTGCCTCTGAATTTCTTTGTTTAGCTTGTCGATCTCAGCCTTTAAGCCGGGGATAGAACCCACCATTTTCTCTGCCTTCGCGAGACGCACCGCGTTCTTGAAGCCACGCGGAACCCCACCAAAACTGGGGTCGTTAAGAAGCGACTGGACAGCCTTAGCTATGTCTGACTCACGGTCAGCCAGCTCCGGCTCTTCCTCGATGGCTTCGTTAACGGTTTGCTGGAACTGCTCAACGAACGCCTTCTGGCGAATCTCTTTGGCGCGGGTCATTGCCTTTCTGGCACCATCCCCGTCGCCCTCATTCACCAGTTTCTCGGCGTACTGCTCGTAGTCCTCGGCGCTGAACTGATCGTCGGAAACCCGAGTCTCGTTCACCCTTGTGGTCGCCTTGAGTTTGGCGAGTGCTTCCTTTTCCTCGTTGAGCTTCTGCCAGGAGCGGTCCTTGCGTTCCTGCTCCTTCTTTAGCCTCTCGTACTCGGCGCGGTAATCTATCTCCGCCTGAGTCTCTTCCTTGTCTGACTCTTCTGCGGGCTCTTTGCCCGGCTCTTCGGCTTGATCTTGGTTATCCTCCGGGTTCTCTGAACCCTCGGGCTTTTTTACTTCGTCCTGTCCGGTCGTCGCGTCCGGTTGTTCGACTTCACTGGGTGCGTCCATCCCATAACGCTCCGCATCTAACTGCGCAGCTATCTTGGATATGTCGGCATCAGTGATTTCAGGTTGCTGTGCCATTATGTAATCTAGGTCGTCACGGTGCTAATTGTTCGAGATGGGTAAAGGCACCGTGCTCACCCTCCTCGGTAGTTTCGCTGTATTCCGGCTCAGCGAGCGCCGATAAAGTTTCAACGGCTTCCATGAAGCCTGCCGCCTTGTTCACTCTGGCGAGTTCGCCAGACATGACTGAGGCTGCGTTTTTGTGCAAGGATGCGTTGCGCAGGACTGCGCTCAGTTTCTTGCCAGCATCAGAAGTCAGGAAGGTACGGAGTCTAACCGCGTCCTCTGCGCTCCAGATACAGTCCTGATGCCATGCGCCACCGCACCTGGAAAGCTCCCATGCGATGCGGAATAGCCTAAAAAGCCTCATCTTCGCCTTCGTCCCGGTCACCAATCGCCTTGGCGAGTTTGCCGGAGAACTCTTCCTGCTCAGTGGCGTCCACGAAGTCGCGGGCCATACCTATGCGGGCGAAGAGGTTCCCGAAACCAACGTAGTGGTACTGAGTCTCGCCCTCTTCCTCCCAAGTAACAAGAATCTGCACTGCGTCAAAACGCTCGACTAAGCCTTGAGCAACATTTTTAATAAACTGTTCGTTATCGTTCATTGCTGCGGTGGTCCTTGCTGAAGTGCTTTGCCTAGCTCTTCGAACTGCTTGGCAATAGCCTTGGCTGTGTTGTTGTCCTTGGCCTGGAGGCGCTGTAGGTGCAGCCCAATGTGCTGCGCGTGCGCCTGCTGTGCCTGCGGGGGTGCCTTAGCACCCTGCTGCGCTTTCTCTACTGCGCGCTGATAAAGAACGTTAAGGTGAACTGCGTCATCATCGTCTGCGGACGGCGCGATGGGCAGTCCCGACTCCAGTGCGGGAATCTCGATCATTTGCCTCTGGGCTTGATCCTTCTGCTGCTGCATCGGGTCTATGTAGAGACGCTTAACCAGTCCGGGCTCGTCCAGCTCAAGGATGGACTTATCCAGTTCGCCCTGGCTGATATTCGGAGACTGCGCGAAGAGCATCTTGCGCTGGATCGCCTTCTGCATACGCTTGGGCGTGTTCCATGAGTCTGCGCTTCCTGATGGCTCGATAGACTCAATCAGGTCGAGGGAGTCCTCGTCCATCTCGTACTCCTTGTCGTCCTTAATGTAGAGCAAGTCCTTGTCATATTGCTTAAGGAGGTACCAGTCTATGCAGAGGAGGTGGCTTAGGTTCCGGCGATAGGAGCGCGCACGCATGTCAACCGACATCTGCTGCTGCCCCATGATTGCGTCTACTTCAGTAGCTGTCTTATTATCCCCCTTGCGGGCAGGGTTGTTGGTCCCGAAGTCCGGGACCGAAACGCGCTGTTCCGCCACAAAGCGGGTATTAGACATCTCCTGATCGAATGAAATGGGCGGGGAGCCCATATTCATCGCACTCACCTTAAAGGGGAGAATGCTTCCCGGCTGCAGCTTGATATTGGCCGTGTTGGGAATGTCGTGGTCGGCAGCGAAGACGGGACGGTTGAAAAGCGTCATGCAATCGTGCTTCTCATTCCACATCTTATTCATGGACATCTGCATGTCCTGAAGCAACTCACAGATACCACGGCACTCGTAATAGCCGCGCCGGTCCTCAAAGGTGAACTCAACGAAGGGGTGCTTGCCGTAGAGCTTATAAGGCAACTCGAAGGGAGGGCGCACGTCCTCCTGATACCTCATCGGGGAGATGGTATGCACCATCCATTTGTCGCCCTCTATCTTCTCATATACTTCCCAGATGATGATGGTGCGCTCTTCGGAGTGGGTAATCCCGCGAGCAATGCGGGCAGCCTGCGCGGTGCTGTCAGTCTTCTCGTCATATGGTCGCCCGGTGATCCCCTTAACGAAGTCAGCGTCTTTCTTGAAATTCTTGCTGTCTGGCCCGTACTTGTACTGGTAAGGGGTCAGGTGCCTGACATGCGTCACGCGGTCAGCGGTGCCAAGAGTGACGGTGTCGGAGGGGACAATAATGTAGATGGGTTCGATGGATTCATGGCGCAGGCGCTTATTGCCCACGTCCCAAGTGCATTTCATAATGCCGCGCCCGAAGACGAGCAGGTCATCGTTAAGGAACGCCATCTCCTCCTCGATATTGCTCTTGACCCTTAACTTATAATCGAACCAGTACGACGCTGCCTGGATGAGCTGATCCTCTGCCCCCGGTTTACCCGTAAAGTCAGCGAATCTCTCATTAGCGTAGAGCTGCTGAAGGTAGAATGGCTTCTGCTTATCGATAATGCCATCGGCGAGGGGGTAATTGAGGTTAGACGCACCCGGCCATGGGAGCTTGGAGCGTCGAATCCCTGGCCCACGCATCCTATACCAGGATTCCTGCTTGTCTGCCCATGACTGCCGGTCGCCAATGTCTTCAAGGACTAAATTATAAAGGTCAGAATCCATTATTTGCTTTTAAAGAGGCCGATGATGAGCCAAAAGAGGTCCGCTATGGCCATGCTGGCTATGATCCACCCGAAGAACGCCAGGAGAAACGTCAGGCCCCATACTTCGTTCAAGGTCAGAGTGTTTTTCCCAGCCCCACGGACTCTTGTCGTCAAATACCCTGCTCGGGTGCTGCACGGAAACGTGAACATGCTCGTCATGGGGGTTACTGCCTTGATATGCGCGCCATACTCCGGGGCGATAAGATTGATTTGGGCCGCTACAGATGCGGCCATTAGAGATTATGTACTTTACCCGTGGCTCCAGCCCCAGTTTTAGCCTAGCGGCGAGCCAATCAGCGAACTTATAGGAGTCGAAGCCACCCTTGGGGTCATGAGTGAAGTCGCGTGCGCAGACTACGCGGTGGCAAGGGCAGGGATTATGGTCAGAAACGGTGTGCTGGTGCGCATAGTCACCGACGGAGCCGTCATTGTCCTTGTTCCGATGCGGGGAAACCCGATTTATCTCCCCGATAAGCCCCTCAACAGTGTGGTGACCAAGACTATCAGCGACTCGCCACATATCAAACACCTGCCAGCTCGCTAAGTTGCTGAATGTAGTCGTTTGGGTCACCGTCCTCCTCGAAATCGTGAGTCTGGAACATGGAATTCTTGGTTTGGAAGGCCACCATGGGCTTCAACGCTATGCATCCCATGACCGCATCGGCGCGATCAGGGCTCTTGACATGCCTTTCCCGCATCTTTTCCTTGGATTCGGCCTGAATCCGCCCGTCCATCGTGTATAAGCGTTTGCGGGTGATCATTTGGCGGTGCAGAATGGGGTCGTCGGGGAGGATAATATTACCCTTCTTGATTTCCCGGCCCGCCATTTCCCATACGCGGGCGTTCTCGTCGGTGAAATCCTGGTTATTCTTGACCGGTGCGCCGCCATTAAAGCGGTTGATTGTCCACCCTAAGCTATCGAGAACGGCAATCATGGGCTTCCCGGCCCCGCCGTTATCTCCCCAGATCTGATCCTGCTTCAGTTCGTTTTCTCGGAAGAGTCTAATGAAGGTTCCGATAGCTCTGGCTTCGTCGGATTCTTTCCATGCTCTAACGATTCGGACTTCGTTTCCCCTTCTAATAGCGAGAACATTCTCATCCCCACCTCCAGCAAAGTCGCAGAACGCAACAGTGTCACCTTGTCTGCGATATGGCGGGGATAGCATTGATTGATGAATATCTGAGGAAGTGACGAAGAAGCCAAATCCATCATCAACTGACATGAACTCACTGTAGAAGGTAGACCGGGGGAAGGGGTGATCGGGACCGTATTCTTGAATGATGTCGGAAATTCGCTCTTTGTCGGCATGCGGGCAGTCGTCTATGGTTATCTTGTGCCGCAACCACCCTTCGCTGGCGAAATGACTCTCCCAGAACCGTCCTTGGTCCAATCCGGTAGAGCTAATCAGCAAGAGAACGTTAAAAGTGCAACGGTCAATGGCCTGGAAAATATCTTCGGGGACACTCTTGGCCTCGTCCACGATGATCATTAAGGGGGAGTCAGGAAGGTCGCAATGCCAACCCTCCATGCGTCCCGCCTCGTCAGTCGTGAACGCCGTGATCTTACCGCCAGCAGGGGACTCGATATCCCGGTGCTTCCATGTAAAGTCAAGGAACTTTCCCCTGTGCTTTTGCAGACCCGGCATTACCTGATTATTGATCTGTTTGCCATCCTTACTCGTGATGACAACCCGACCCTTTGGTGTAATGCTGATCCACCTTAGCGCGGCGCAGGGGATAACGCGCTCGGATTTACCGCTGCCGTTAGGGGCGGCGACGGTAATCTTGGTCCGCCCGAAAACGTCATGCGTCTGGGCGAGGATACGCTCCTGCCACGGGTAAAGGGAAACGCCAAGGATGCCCTTAGCGAATCCAACAGGGGTGGACAATAGCGCGGCATCTGAGATGCCGTTTGGGGGAACGGAAGACAAATTAAAGAATTGAGACTAAGCCTTTAACGGTGGCTTAGTTAATTAAAGGAAAGGGAATCAATCGTGTTCATGATGTACTGGGGATAGTCACCATGAACTTCGTTGAGATATATCGGCTTCCCTATATTTACGTACGTCTTGCCAAATGGCATGAAGCGCGTCGGCTGGTCCTTGATCTTGAACTTATAGATCTTGCCAACGTGCCTTATTCCGATAGGGACGACAGGGCAGCGGGTGGAGACTGCCAGCCTCATGCAACCGGAGCGTGACCGCCGGTTGCCCACGTCAGGGCTCATTTTCCCCTCGGGGGCTATCAGGACACTCTCACCCTTCAGTAGGGCGTTCATGGCCAGGAGGTAGGCGTTGCTCTTTACCCTGCTTCCCTCGATGGGGACGGGGATAAAGCCGAGTCCACTCATTAATCTCCCAGCGACAGGCAGGTCGAACACGAACTTTGTCATGAGTATTCGTGCGCCCTTTGTAAAACGATATACGTAACAAGGGTCGAAACTGGTCGGGTGGTTGATGGCGAAGA